ATGGCAACTATCAATAAAAAACCAAGTGGCTCGTTTGAGGTTCAATGGTACGAAAATAAAAAACGCAGATCGAAGTCTTTTAAAACAAAAAAAGAAGCTCGAGAGTTTGCGTTAATTTTAGAAACCGCGCCTAAGAAATCTAATGCTATTTTTCTAAAGACTCTTTTAGAACGATATAGAGACACTGAGACTATAAAAAAGCGCGGCGCACGCTCGGAGACAATAAGAATTAACAGACTAATTAATCTGCCATTAGCGCAGCAGACGTTAGCAGATTTAACCGTTAAAGATTTCCAACACTGGGTAGATGACCGCTTGAAACAGCCAGCTCCGGATGGCGGTACGATTTCGCCTGCTACGGTCTTACGTGAATACGCGACAATTTCAGCAGTCATTAACTACGCTATTAAAAACGAGATATTAGAAAAGAGTCCGCTAGTCGGATTGCGATTGCCGCGTGAACCTGAGCATCGTGAAAGAATCGCGACGCCTGAAGAACAAAATGCGTTATGTTTAGCGGCTGGATGGG